GCTGCCACCAGACGTCTCGGCGGCAGTCCCGGTAGACTCGGTGGTGCTGTCGGTGCTGGTTGCCGTCTCGGGCATGGTCTCTCCTTGCGAGAGGTTGTCCCGACGCCTTGCGCAGTCGGGTGGTCTAGCGGATGTAGCCGTGGAGCCGCAGGAGCCGGATGGCGTCCTCACGACTCGTGGCGTACTCATAGATGGACTCAGGCATCAGCCGCACCGACTTGGGTCGGTATGCGACGCCGAAACGAGTCGTCGAGGTGGTTGTGATGTATGCCGGACGTCCGTACACGTCCACCGTCTGCAAGCGGCCGACTGAGCGGCCGGTCAGTGGGTTGATCTGTGCCGTCGACATGCCTGCGCGGGCGTTGACTACCTGCGAGATGTCGGCACCATCGCGGATGGCCTCCGCGCCCGCCTTCGTGAAGATCCGGTCCTGCTCTTCGGCGCTCAGCGACTCGAAGTAGGCGTTGGGGTCCGTGGACGGGTCGCCGAGGATGTTCTCCGAGGCTGGGATGTGCTCGCACCGGCAGGCTGGATGACGGTCGAACCCTTGGTTCCAGCGGTACTTCTTGCCCGCCAGGACCGCGCACCGTGAGCAGGCGCCCGGTTCGATCATGCGGATGTAGCCACCCACCCGACGGTGTGCTGTCATCCCTGCTGAGGTGGCTGCCCGCGCGGTGTCGGCGATGAGCGTCTGTGTGAACAGGTCCAGCCAGTCGGCGCCAGCATCGAGAGAGTCAGCCTGTTCGGCCCGCGTCAACGCGATGGGGAGCAGGTCGGCGACCGGGAGCCCGTTGCCTGCGGTGGCGACGAACCCGGCTGGGTTGACGACCTGACGTGAGTCGCGGTCGATGTCGGTCTCGCGGAGCACGTCGCGGACGTAGGTGCTGGACTCGCGGGAGGCTGACACTTGCGCCGCTGACAGCAGCGCAAGGATGGATGGCTGCACGCCCGCGAACTCGTCGCGCCAGTTGCCCCGCTCATTGATGGAGGCCCACGCCCGCCGCACTGCTGCGACGGTGACCGCCTGGAGCCGCTGCCCGCGCCGGAAGTGTCTAGTTGCCGAGTCCGGCGCCGTCGCCAGCATTCAGGAGCCCCTCGGCGATGCGGTCCAGCGTCGGGTCCATCTTCTCGGCGGCCACCCGCTCCAACTCGCGCTCGATCTCGGGCTCAGTGAACCCGTAGCGCCGCTCGAGGACGGTGCGCAGCGACATACCGACCGCGCGGTCCTTCGTGGCAGCGTCCGCAACCTGGCCGAGCGAGTGCATGGCCGGGTCCTTCCACTGCACGAACCGCGCCGCGTCCGACTCGCGGATCGACTGCGCGAAGTCCTTCTTGCCGCGGACCAGCGCCATCAGCGCGGCGGTCTCCTTCGCGGCCGGCCCGTAGTGGACGTGCGCGTTGGCGACCTTCGTAGCAAGCGGCACCTCGGCCGCGGTGAGGGCGTCTCCGTTGAGGTTGGCGAACTTCTCATTCGACAGCAGGTAGTGGCCGGGGGTGCGGGTCTGGGCAGCGACATGCCCAACGAGGTCGGACACCACGCCGAGGAACACGTCAAGCTTCGCGGCGTCCCACTGCTTCACGTCGATGCCAGCGCCGGGAAGGAACAGGATGCGCTTCTTGGCGACGTCCTCCATCTTCGCCGGACGCGACCCAACGATCTGGCCGTTGTCGTCCAAGATCGGAACCTTCGGCGGCTCCGACCCCGTCACCACACGACCAGGCATCGACGCCCAGTCCGCCGAGGAGAACAGGTAGCCCCACATCAGGTTAATCGCGTCCTGCATCGCCATCACACCAGCGACGTCAGACAGCGGGTCAGCACCCAGACGCGGACGGTTCGGCCACTCCACCACCGGCACCACACCGAGGTTGTTCGGCAGCGGCCACGGCTCGCCATCGGGCTGCCGCGGCACCCAGCCACCGTCGCCCATCAGCGCCGTCGGCAACTTGAACCCAGCCTTCGCCAGACTCGCGCCCGCCGACGCCCGCTCCCACTTCCACACCTCGTCAGGCAGGTACAGAGTCGCGTACTCACGCTCGGCCTCGACGTCCATCCACGCCTTCAACGCAGCCACACGCTTCCGGCCCGTCGCGGAATAGGCGACGATCATCTGGTCGGGCCGCTCCCACGACACCTCAGGCGTCTCGTTCTCATCGCCCCACACCAGTGTGAACGACCGCTTCGCCACCGTCGAGGCGAGGAACCCCTGGTTCGCCTGCGCACCCAGCTCGTTGACCTGCCAGTCCGACCACAGTTGCCGCTCATCGCTCGTCAGGACATCCGTCGACGAGGAGACACGGAAGCCGTCGATCCGCAGCCGGTCCACCGGAGCCTGCGCCACGACCTCGCACCAGTTGTCCGAAAAGCCCGTATACCGGTCGGCGTGGAACTCGCGCCACTCGTCGGTGGCGAACACGAGAGGCTGCTTGCCGTCGAGGTACTCGTATGCCTTCTGGATGTCCGGGCGGCGGGCGGTCAACTCGGAGAAGAGGCGGTTCGTCAGAGCGAGGGCCTGCTCGGGTGTCGCCACGCAGCCCTCCTCACATGTAGATAAGACTCTCGGTCGACGGCCACTCCTTGGCGGCAGTCACGTCCCCGTGCGCCTCGTGCGCCAGGATGGACGGGATGGTCATGTCGATCTTGCGGCCGTCGCCCGGCTTACGCAGCACGTAGCGGGTCGGCTGGTCAGCGGTCGGGCGGGGCTTCTTGTGAGTCGCCTCGATGTGCAGGCGGGTCGTCTCACAGCCGTCGTGCCAGAACTCCGAGTCGGCCTTCCCGAGGTCGACGTGGAGACGTTCAGCGGCGGCGTGCATCTGCGTCGCCCGCTTCGTGTACCAGCGCAGGATCTTGCTCTCGCCGTACTTCTCAGCCCAGGCGTCCATCTCGGACTCCCAGTAGGGCGGGTCGCCGTACAACCGGACGAGCCGGTAGGTGGTGACGATGTGCGCCAACCCGGCAGACACCTCGGCGCGCGGCACCTTGCCGTCGTAGTCGGCCGGGTTCCAGATCATCGGGCGACCGTCAGGAAACGTCGGGGTGAACTGGTAGCCGTCACGGGTCTCTAGCCGGAAGCCCGTCCAGTCATCCACGTCCGAGCCGTCGAAACCGGCCGTCACCAACGTCTGCGGCTTCACCTCGCGCGGCTTCCCGCGGGCCTTCCACCGCTCCGGCACGCACCAGACGCCGTGACCCGACAGCGCCCGGGCCCCGTAGAACCGTTCCGCCTGACCGGGGTCCTTCTCGCCGATCTCCAGCGCCTCAGCCTCAATCGACGGGATGACGATGTGGTCGATGCCCTGGTAGACGTGCTCGAGGATCTTGCGCCGCTCATCCTTCTTCCAGAACGAGAACGTCGTCCCGTCCGAATGATGAAGCGACGGCTCCTCGTCCGGGTTCAGCCAGAACCGGAACACGTCGGGCCGGCGGGTCTCCCAAGTGCGTTGCGCGACCGAGTCCTCCGACGGGTCCCACGGGTTCGTGGTCTCGATCGACCGGCCGCCCATGCCAGCAGCGCCACGCCGTTGAGTCTCCGCAGGCTTCCGCAGCTTGTTCGTGTCGTTGTAGAGCCCGGTCTCGTCCTGGCCCGCGAAGATGATCGGGTTGCCCAGACGCGACATCGACGACGACGTGACCGTCTCGATCAGACCGTCGTTCGGGAGGCGCGTGAACTCCTCGCCCACCGTGTAGCGGGAAGCATCCGGCCCGTAGCGCAGCATCGCCTTCAACGGGTCGTAGACGTTGTCGACCTGATCCTCAGACGTCGCCATGAGCTGGATCAGCGGCTTCGCCCACGGGCGGCCCATCGGCTCGCCCTTGGAGTAGACGTACTCCCAGCCGCACGGGCAACCGTGGTCGGCACACGAGTAGACCTCACCACCCTCAGCCCAGCTGTCGAACAGGCACGGCCCGCCCGCCTGACCCTTCACCTTCTTCGCCAGCCACGGACCCTTGCCGCACTTCTGTGGACCCACGTACTGCACGCGGCGATAGTGGAACGCCTGGTTCAGGTCGCCGCGCTTCGCCGTCGGGCGGATCCGATACCAGTTGCAGGTCACCCACAACTGCTGGTGGTACTCCGTGAACGGCAACGGGTCGCCGTCGTCGTCACGATGCACGCCACGCACCGGGTCGGAGATGACCCCGTGACGCTCCTCCCAGTCGACCGCCACCCACAGGACCGGGAAGTCGACGACCCAGGTGTCTGCGCCGGTAGTCCACCTCCCACTAGGAGGCGTCGCCACCGGGGACGACCTTCA